ATCCCTAACAGCAGTAAGATTTTCAATTTTAGCCATTGTAGCCTCATCTTCCAAAAATTCATCGAAATTTTCAAGACCAAGTGTTTCATTTAATAAAGAATAAGCTTCAGCATGGATAGTTTCGAATGCGCCGAAGGTTGTAGCCATCATTATAACTTCTGGTTTTCTAAACCATTTAGTCACTAGTCCTGACCAGTAATCATTTACAACTGTTTCTGTTTGAGCAAACCCTTTAAGGATAGACCCGATAATATTTTTTTCTGTTTCATTTAAATTTGAGCTCCAGTCTGTAATGTCGCTCATCATAGGAACTTCTGTGTGTAGCCAGTGGGCTTGTTGTTGTTTTAACCAGAAATCAGCTGCTTCTTGATATTCGAATGGTTTGTAAACGATGCGTTCCTGCAAAAGGTCTTTTTTTGCCATTGTAGTTTGTTAATTAAAAATTATGAATTGAGAAAGTTGCGCAACTGATTCTTTTCAGTTAAACTGAAATTATCTTTTATAGTAGAACTTTCATTAGAGTTAAATTCAGGTGAACCGGCTAAATCCTCAAATTCTGCATCACTGATGATTCTATAGTCACCAACAGCAATATTAATAGCAGCATTATAAGTAAGTCCGTCCATTCCGTATCTATTTTTCATTATGTGGAGTTTACCAACTCCGGTTTGTTTATCCTTAGCACGACGACTAATAGAGGCAGCAAAATCTGTTATCATCATTTTGTCATAAGAGCCCGCCGCTTTATGTCCTTCGATAATTTCGTCTTGAGCTCCTTGTCTGTTAACTTGAGAAGCTGACCAAATTGGGATATTAAGCTCGCGGGCTAATCCTTTCGTGCTTATATAAATATCATCAATTTCTTCCTTCCGCTCCTTACTTGTTTTCTTTGAACGAAGAAGGTCAACATAATCAATAACTACTAAATCTATTTTAGTACCTAAGTCTTCACATTTTTGGATATGTGACTCAATAGTTGAGATAGATGCTTTATTTGGTGGAAATTCTTTGATAATAAGATTACCAGGTAACTTAGTCATTACGTCTTCTACCTTATCCTTATGCATTGTAATTTCATTAGCTGGGATGCCTGTAAAATGGGCATCAAATCTTCTACCTACGTAATCCTCACCTAATTCTAATGTATAATATACTACATTGAATCCTTTTTTAACAGCGCTTCCTGCTATAGCTACTAATGACCAAGATTTACCAGCACCAGGTCCACCAAATATTAAACCAAAATCACCATTACCTAAACCACCCTGAAGTATATCGTTAAATTGGGTCCATGGTGTTGGGATAGTAGTTCTTTGTTCCTCACGATAGCGGGTTTCAATATCTTTCATGTATTCATGTCCAATATTTTTATCCATACCTGCTTTAAGAGCATTATCAATTAATCCTCTAATTGAATCATAATCCTCAGCCTGGAGTAGATCAACACTACCTAATAGTGCTTTTTTAAGTTGTTGGTTCTTACAAAATGCTGAGAATTCGGTTTGAATATACTCAGCATCTGTAGTTACAATTTTATAGGCGTCTCTTAATTGTTCTCTAATGGATAACTTTAAGACATCATTAGTAACCTTTTCGTATTCGGATTTTAGTACCTCTGGGGTTGGGGTAGTATGATAATCATTATAATACTTTAAAATATTGTCAATAATCCACTTATGGGCTTGATTATCAAAATAAGATGAGTCTAGTATATCATGAATATTAGTTAAAAACTCTTTACGATCAAGTAAAGAATGGATAACTTTAATCTGAAATGCTGGGCCGTACTTATTTAAATCACTTAGAGTCATCTACAAAACTATTTAATGTTTGGAACTGGTTATTTACCCAAAATTCAGGGTTTTTAATCAAATGGCGTAACCCATCTTCTTGGTAGAATCTAAGAAAAGCTTTTTGGTTTAGCACGGGTGGATCAACATCTATTTGTTCCTCTAAATAAGCCTTTTCTAAATCATCTACCATTGGATTATGTAAATCCATGATTTTGTAATTCTTACGAAGGTTATCTTCTTCAAATACAATACGAGAATATATAAGATGTTCCTTATGCTTTTCTCCAGCTATCTCAATAATATCATCTAAAGTTAGTTTACGTTCATTTAATTCAGGGAATAATTTACGTAATTTTTTCTCACCTAAACCTTTTATACCAGGGACCTTATCTGAAGCATCACCCATAAGTACTTTATATAAAATAAAATTCTCAGGTAAAACATTAAACTTTTCTACTACAGTCTCAGGTGTATAAAAATCTTTTTCAATTGGGCGGTACACACAAATTTTACTACTTGTTAATTGAATAAAATCTTTATCACTTGATACAATAAACGCTCTAGAGTTATCGTGGTTGTTGGTAATAGTCGTCGCTAAATGAGCGATTATATCATCGGCCTCTACTTTATCGAGCGCTATGGTTTTTACAGGAAGACACTTTAAATAATCGATTAATCTAACTATTTGGTCTAATTTAGCATCATGTTCATCTCCTACATCTTCAAATATCTCCCAGTTTGTAATACGAGACTGGTGACGGCCAGCCTTGTATTCTGAGAGAACATTTTTACGATTCATTGATGAATTTTCTCCATCAAAGATAACATACATTGCTGTAGGTTGAATAGCATTTATTAGAGTCCCCAATGATCGAACAAATCCCCCTAGTCCTCCTACATGAACACCATGCTCATTTACAATATTAAGCATTGCGAAGTTTCTAAAAAATAGATTTAGACCGTCAATAAATAAAACTCTTTCATGTTGTGAGGAGGGTATCTCCGGCTCCTTATCCATATTATTGAGGAGCTCTAATAAATCCTTATTTGCCATAATTTAACTTGGTTCTTGCTCTGCGAAAACTTGTGGAGCAGGTTCTTCATAGACCTCTTCTACAACATCAAAATCACCTCCACCTAGGATTTTACTCCATTCTTTAGTATGGTCATCTTTATATTTTTTAAGATCCTTATCTGTGTCATTAATAAAACCATGAGGTGTCATAATAATTTTACCTCTAGTAGTAAGACCATTAATGTGGTTTTTATCAATCTGTAAGTTAGTACGTTTAGCAAATTCAACTTGCTTTTTATCCTTGATTGCTTTAATCTTAGATGTTCCAGCATTAGCAATATTACCAAATGTAACTACAAACGTAGCATCAAACCACATAGCAAACCCACCTTTATTCATCAACTTTGGTTTACCCATAGGTGATTCTGGTTTTGCTGTCCAAACTTTATTAATAGCAACTAATGTGTTAGTGTATGCTGAACTTTCTTTACGTGATAATGTAATCTTTTGATTAACATTATTACCAAATTGAGTTGACATAGCACCAGCGTTCCATTCGTTGTTGTTTTTATTTGAACGTACTGATAATTCACAAGGTACAGAACCAATTGAATCCCAAAGGAACATTAGATCATAAGGTAGATTACCTTTCTTTTGTTCGTCTAATAAATCAAGAATAAAACCAGCAACATCTTCAATTGTGTGAATTGTTTCACGATCAGCATAAATAAAATCACCCTGATAGTCGGTTAGTTCGCCTGTTTCTTCATCAAATATTTCTTCAACATTAAGACCCATTTGCATAGCGTGCTCCCAATTCCATTTCATCTCAGTTACAATGAATACTGGTAGGATACCTGCTTTTTGAGCATTAACAGCTGCTTCAATAAGAGCAGTTGTTTTACCTGTATCTGAATGTCCTCTTAATAAACAAATATGTCCTGTAGGTATTCCAGGTACTGAAGTAACTTCTTGGAAGGCGTTGCTTAGTGGGACCCACTGTTGGGGTTTAAACTTAACGTTCCCACTAAGACCTTTCTTATCTTTGAAATTACTTAGATCAAATTTACTTTTAATCTCAGCAGACACAGCTGCTGTTAGTGATTTACTCGCCTTTCTAGCCATACTTAGAATGGTAGATCGTTACTACTATCATCATCAAACAAACTATCAAATTTATCCAATTTGGTTTGCTTAACATTATCAGTAGAAGTATTCAGAGAATAATTCGTTTTTGGTGTTGAAACTTCCTTTTCATCATCAATGATATCACCTTCTTGATGATTATCTTCTGGAGATAACCAACCTTCTAGATTTGATTTCATTTCCTCATAAGGAACTTTTTTAAACACACCCTGTGGGTCTACCTGATTTGATAACCAGCTCTCTACTTTTGAAGCATCAGCATCTAATGGTGTTTGCTTCATTGATGGAGCAGCTGTAGTACGATTGTACTTAGTACCAGTCATTTCAGGTCCTTCAGTAGTAAGTTTAATATCACGACCAGCAACTACGTCTGTAAAGTCACCTACTTCTTCATCCATCGCCATTGATAGGAATGATGAGTATAGCTCTTTACCGAACTGCCAAATCTTAACACCTTCATCTTCCATACCACGAACGATAACAGGAGCAAAATAACGAACTTTTGGTTCGAGTTTTTTAGCTAATTTCCAGTTCTCTGGTTGGTCGGTTTGACGGAGTTTTTTAGCAAACTCTACTAGTGGATCTTTTTCCTCAAAATTAATTGGAGAGATCATTACTGGCTTTCCAATACCATAATGGAAATACAATTCACTAAATGGAGTTGATTTGTTAAACTTAGAAGGTACAATACGAACTGTTTGTTTACCTACTGATGGTTTCCAGAACAATGACTTACCATTGTTGTTGTTGTTAGAGGTGGGTTTTTGCAGCGCCTCTAAACGCTGCTTGATTACGTCTAAATCCATGTTTATAACTTTTTATTAATAACTAAATATACGAAACTAATTTCGGGGAGCCAAATTAAAGCTCAATAATCTTGTGAATTTTGGTTTTTAGTTCTTTAAGCTCGTTTTGTTGAGTTAATAGAATTGTATTACGATAGTGTTGCCAGTTTACTCTATAACGCGAATCTACTACACCACCATTTAAACGTTTGATTAACTCGTTTAGGGCGTTAATAGTGTAAAGTGTATTACTATCTTTTTTACGATGAACTAAAATTGTATTATCTGGGATAGATGATACATTGCCTTGATCGACATTATAGGTAACAACGTACTCATCGTTGCTTTTTATATGTAGTACAAACATTTTGTTGTACATGATTGTATATTGAGATTGCAAATCTTCTACTAGGCTATCAAGATTCTCAAGACTAGTAAAAGTGCAAAATAACTTATTATTCAAATCTATAGTATTTTGGGGTGAGTCAATGTCTTCCCCATAAATATAGTCGTATTTAGGTAAAATCGTAGTTGATTCCATTTTTTTCTTTTAATTGTAACTTTAATTTATAAAAAACCTCTTTAATCTGTTCTAACATATCTAATTCACTATTATCTACATCCAATAAGAATGAATCATATGTATAAAGAACCAATTTGGTATTCCTACCTTTCAATAGCTTGAATATACGAAAAAGTATCTCGATATTCAAACTTGTTTCCATATTTTGTAAAATATAGTTAAATAACTTTTGTGGATTCATGTTCTCTAAAACATCACGTTTGTATTCGTAGTTAGAGATAGGGCATGTTATAACGCCTTCTGTTTGAAAAGTCTCCCAGGTCGTACGTATATACTTAGATGTTGCCTTAAAGAACGGTAGATCCTTATAATTATCAAATACTCCTCCGTAAAGTTGTTTAAACGTTAATTCTTTAGCTTTTTTATAATCCACTCCGTACATTTTAGCAAAGGCTTTATGAATATCATCCTTACCAAAATCAAAATCAATAAGTTTAGAGGCCAAAGTAGGGTGATAGGCACTAATATCAAATTCGACAAAAACATCGTTGCGCGGAATAAAGCTTTTTCTACACCCGTCTTTATGTGAAAGTGCCGCGTAATTAACGCCCCCAAATTTGTTAGAAGGTCTTGTCGTAAGCGTTTTGAAGTTATAAGAAGTGTAAACAAACTCGTTTTCAACTGGGTGGAAATGTTTTTCAAATTCATTTTTATTTATTTTTATACCATTACGTTCGATGGCGTTAAACACTAATGTAGCTTTGTCATTATAAAACGGGTTTACCACGGTATTAACACGGTGCTCCAAATCATCATATATTTGCTCGCAAACCTCATAATGTTTGGTAATCGGCACGAGTTGGTTTACCGTTTTTAGATCCGGAAATCTCCTATATAATGTGGTATGAGCTGTTGTTTGTGGAAGTATATACGGAGGAGAGCCTAATGTTATATCTATAAAAGACTTTAAAATCGTGTAGTGGAGGAATTCCTTTTTATCCCTAACATATATCTTCTTTAACCCTTTCAAGTATAAATATACCTCATCCTCAAACAAATTTTCACATTCGGGGTGAGATGTAGGTAGAATGTAGCCCTTATGACCTTGGATAGGCCTTACATAGAAGCCAATAATAGAATTTTGTGATGGATGTTGGTATGGATTATTTGAGATAACCTCTACAAACGCTTCTTCAAAACTACTATTTTTTAAAACCTCGAATTGTTCTTTATTTTCTATTAACCAAAACATTTATTTAAATATACAACCTTTTTTTTACATTATCACTCTTGATAAAATTGAAGATAATTAAATCTTAAAAACTTTCCTAAACCGTTAATTTGTAAATTTTTCTCTACAAAAACAATTTGTTTTGCGTTTATTTGCTTTACTTTTTCTTTTTCTCCACTTATTACCCAAGGTAATTGAAAACTTATGTATAAATTAGAGGAGGTTGATTTAGCAAAATTATTACTATTAATTTCAATATAGATATTTTGATTAGTTTTTTTTACAAAAAACCTTGTCAATTCTCCGTTTTGGATATCTTTATCTGTGAGGATAGGATAATATGAAGTTGGAGTATAAGGTAATGTATTTCGGTCTTCACCACTTAATATACTATAGGGGGTGTTTTCTCTTGTGAATCTATAATCTTCTACCTCAACTCTATTAGGTAATTGAGTACGAGAATACCCAGGAGAATCTTCAGGGAAGATTAATACTATATTTTTACCTTCGTTAGGCTCTTTACCTGAGTAAAAGAGACCGTCTGAAGTTTTAAAGTAAGGACCTATGTATAGTTGTTTAGAGCGAGCTTCAATAAGTTCACCATTGCTATAAAATCCCGTTTGTATTTGATTTTTTGGGTAATACATTAATTTGAATTATTGTTAAAAAAATCATTACTTGCGGACGTTGCAGTTTGCATAAAGTCAGTATTAAATGGGTTACTATCTCCATCCATAAATGAAGTATTACTATTAAAATCTATATTAGCTGATGGTGTGCCTTGAGTTGTTGTTGTTTGTGAGTTCATATTA